CTTCCGGGGAGGTGGGAATCTTTAGATTCCACACTAAGTCGTAGACTTAGAGTTTGTGAAGCACTTAACTGTGTGACGCGTCGCTCTATGGTAACGGCCTTTCCACCCGTTATTTTGGGTATTTCTTCCAGGGAAGTACCTGGATCTACGCACGTGTGGGTTCCTATAAACGGAACCCACGCTTCCTTCGGAGTAAAAGCTATGCCATTACCACCTCCCAGTGAGAATCTTTCTTATACCGTAAAACTGCATGTGCGAAGTCAACGTCTCGAGGGGTCGTGGTTCTACCCCTTTAATGACGTCTCTTGGTATGATGAAGTTTGGTTCAGGAAGAGTCGTAACTGGGTACGTGTTCCGAAGGGCAATCGCCATACTACCAACCCTTACACCTCGTATGTTTTCGAAGCTAGGCCGCCTGGTCAGTTCTCATTCACGTGGAAAAATAGGTATCCTATTGATTACAACGTGTACAAGTATGACTACCATGTACTTAGCGGAGATCTCGTTTTAACGGGAGACATTGAAGGTTGGTTGTCGACTCGAGTCCCTGTATCCTCAGAGCATGCGCTACTGACTTCCGTACGGAATTCTGTTCTTAAACAGGCTGCCGGAAAGAGGTTCAACGCTGCTTTGTTCACTACAGAGGCTAATAAGACCCTTGACTTATTGGTCACGAATGCGAGAAAGATTGCGCGTTCGTTCCAGGAAATTCGTACTGGAAAGATCTTAAAGCGGCCATTAAAGGAAACAGTTCGTAGAGCCATGTTGGCGCTTGGCGTCATCAACTCGAAGAAATGGGACCCTAAGGCTTCAAGGGCGTCGCAGTGGCTCGAATACCGTTATGGTGTCGAGACACTGATGGCGGACGTACGTGACGCAGCTGAGTATGCTGCTAGCAAGATGTCCGACCAACCCGAGCGTTACAAATGGCGTTCACAGAAACGTGAATCGTCAGCCGTAACTACCGACTATCCCCATTTTTCAGAGATAGGGTTCTTCGGGACCCATCAAGAGGTGATAGAACAAAGTCCAAAACGGACTTTTCAGACCATGACCACAGCTAAAGCGTGGTTGGAAGCTGAGTTGGAGGTTGCGGGCTACCGCTCAATGCAACAATTGGGATTCGCAAACCCGATAGGACTTGCTTGGGAAAATATTCCCTTCTCGTTCGTTGTAGATTGGGCCTTAGATATAGGTAGCTACCTTGAGATGCAATCCTCCTTGTGGGGATTGAAGATCATTAACGCAGGGTATTCACTTCAGTGTGATGGCTACGTTGAGGTGGAAATGCGACCGGCTCCCGGGAATGATAACCCCGGGCTTTGCTACTACATGTCCCCAAGTTTCTCCGGGACTAGTACTCGCAATTTTAGAGCCAGCCGGTACCAAAGGTGGGCGTGGGTTAATCCCTCGCCTGAGTATACGCTTGGGGAAGGTTTGAACATTAAGCGCGCACTTGATGCTGTGTCGCTCTTGTACGTCAACCTCAAGCGCAACTAACTGCTTGGAGAACCAAGATGTCAGTCATTACTGCTATGACCATCAACGGACTTTCGCACGTTGATGGCCTCACGCCTGTGAGTCATACCTTTGTCAAGGAAGCTAACGTCCTCAATGGGATTAAGCTCCGTGACAGCTCACAGTCGGACTTTAGCCTTGCCCCACGACTCGTTTTCACTGCCAAACAACCGACGGCGAATGGCAGAGTGATCCGGGTGAAGACCGTTTTGACGATTCCTTACAAGGATTCCGTCACCGGCTTGCTGAGTGGTACCTTCACGAGAACGATCGAAGATATCATCCCAGTTGCGGCTCCCTTGTTCGTCCGAAAGGATGCGTCTACTACGGTGATGAACCTCGCGGCTAACACCGTCGTCAAGGATATTATCAATAACCTTGACTTTGCCTCGTAACTTTCCTACAAGGAGATCATTACGTGGAACGCCCTCTCTGCTCTAAAGAGCGAAGGAATTGGGTTCGGCTTTTTGCCACCCTGGAATTGTCACCCTTACAATTGGGTGCGGTTCTCACCTCCTTTCTTGACGATTCAACACCTATTCAACAATTGGTGAAGGATTGTGTCTCTCGCGGCGACTTTATGTCGTTGATCCAACTCAGTGTGGACCCTCGGGACTACACCGATCCTGAAGTTTATTTTTGGGATCGGCAAGCAACTGAGTTTCTCCGGAAGTACCCTTTTGAGGGCACGGAGGAGACCGCGGAGGCAACTGCAATTAACACTTTCCTGAAGGCCGAGGAGGCCTGTCGAGAAACTAACTTACGCTTTACTGCGTCTGCTCAACATTTGTTGACAGAGTCTGAGCGCTATCTGGTAAAACAGGTGCGCCGACATATCCGGTATGTGTTAGGAACTTTCTCCTCAAAGGAATGGGTTGATCAAGCGCGTCACGGTCCCGGGACTTGCCTAGGTCTGGATGCTTTCGGAGAATCTTTCGAGCTTCCAGGTTTCGGTTATGTAGGTAGTGAGTTTAAATTCGAGTCGAAAATCACACTCACCCCCGTCCTGGTACCACTGGCTGGTGAGGTACTTAAAGAGTACCCACTATGGGATCTAGCTAGTATAGCAGCCCACGGAGCTCAACGCTTCGAGCCTGTGGAAGGAAACAAAATAACCACCGTACCAAAAACTGCCTTAACGAAGCGTGTTATTGCCATCGAACCTATGTTGAATGTTTTTCTTCAACTTGGTTTAGGTGGGATGATACGACGTAGGCTTGGGTCTCGGGGAGGTTTTAATCTCGATGTCAGTTGGAAGCGTAACCAAGAACTTGCAAGAAAAGGGTCGATTGATGGTAGTTATTCCACAATCGATCTTTCTTCAGCTAGTGATATGATCGCCTACAACTTAGTCGGGACTCTCCTACCTTATGACTGGTTCCAAGCACTGGATGCCGTGAGGTCTCCAGTAGGCAGTATCCGCGTCAATGGAAAGAAGAAATCCATTGTTTACGAGAAGTTTTCCAGTATGGGCAATGGTGCCACCTTCGAGCTCGAGACCCTAATATTTTGGGCCATTTGTCGAGCCTCAGGTGTCCCAGCCTCGGACCTAGCCGTTTTTGGCGACGATATAGTTGTACCAACATCTTATTCGTCTAAGGTCCTTGAAGCCCTAGAGTTTTTCGGGTTTTTGCCCAACTCTAAAAAGACATTCGTCACTGGCCCTTTCCGTGAATCTTGCGGTAAGGATTACTTTCTCGGGCGGGATGTACGTCCCTTGTATTTGACTAAGGAAGTTGACAATGGTCAAAAACTTGTTAACCTCGCAAATTCGTTGCGTGACCTCGGTGTGCGACGTAATCAGGCTAGCGGTTATACTAATGCTAGTGCTGATCATCGTCTTTCACCCGGTTGGCACTACCTTATTGGATATATACCAAAAGGTCTGCGTGATTTGATAAGCTCTCCCCCGTACACAGCCTACGGGCTGTGGAAAGGGGACATGACGCATGTCACAGATGCCTCCGGTACTTATTTACCCCGGTGGCAAATCTATCCAACCCCTAAAAGGGTTGGTCTTTCCTTTGTCGGACTAGGCCTCCTAGCTGCGCGCCTTTCAAGCGCAACGTTAACTACATGGAAGAGGAAACCCTGGGAAGGGCCCTTTTCCTTTAAAGTAGAGGAGGGCATCGGTGGCGGGAACTCAGCAGACCAGGTTGGCCATGTGCGATGGAACATGCGCATGGCGGTTGACACTGGACTGTTGAGTCGGTGGGGCGGTTGGGCCTAACAGGCCTTCCGTTTTCTCGCGCTTGGTAAGCGCTGAGCGGGCAAGAACAGGGGAA